CCCATAATAGGTTACTCCTTACAAAGTATAAAACCTTATAGTCTTGTAAGCGTCTGCTGGGAGCAGTCTATAAGGTTAAGATATCCCAGAAAAGTAAAGGGGGGTCTCCCCCCCTTTTTAGTTAGGTGGCTCCAGGAGACCCGAAGATACCACGAGGATCAGACCAACCAAACGCATAGCGTTCTCTAGCCTTATACCTTACGTTACCAGTATCAAAATCGCCTTCCATAGAGGTTCTTACAGGCGTTCTATTAAAGCCTTTCAAACCATTTGGTGCGTCAGTCATAATAAACCACGCATCCGTATCAAGAAGAAAATGGTTAACGCTATACCCGTCTGGAAGCATTCCCATGTTCCTAACGGCGTTAACATCATTATCCGCTGATCCCGGACGAAGGGTAGATTCTAACAAGCGATCTGTCGTAAACTGAAGCTCTTTTGGAACAATCATTTTCATTCCACGAACCGCAATTTTAAGACCTCTTTCGTCAACAAACCCAGCGATATCAATAAGAGCTTGCTCAAGGCTAGTCTCATTAAGATCTGCTGCTGTAGCTAGTTCATTACGAAAAGTGTTTCCACTAGCAAGAGTATGCAGAGTTGAACATAGTTCAAGACCGTCTCCACCAGTAAACCCACTGTCAAACGCATTATTTAGAATAGCAGCTCCTTTTACCTCTTTAGTTTGGCTCATACTACGTGCCAAAGCTTTAGTGTAACGAGAAGCAAGACGATCATAAAGATTATCTTCCACAGCTTCCTCAGTAATGGAGAATGCCAAAGCAATTGTCTCCATCGTGTATCTAGCTGTATATACTTCCTGAGCGTCATCAAAAGTTACTGACGATCCCTCAGACTTAGTTGGTGCGGAACCAAAACCGGATAACATAACCTCTTCTTCAAAGGCGCGGTCAGAATTTTCCATAGTGAAAATTTCTTTATGCTCCTGAGAATAACGATCGTACTCAAGTCCAAATAAGGCATTGAGGCCGGGTTCTAACTCCTTAACGAGTTGTGCTCTACTTATAGCCATTTTTTAAGCCTCCTATACGCCAGTGGTTGAAACAGTACCAGCAGCAATGGAACCCGTAGGTGCATTAAAGCTGTTGTTCAACCTTACGATTGCACCAATACCCGCAGCGGTGAAATCAGAGTTTGATGCGTCATCTACCCAACCCATAACCCGTAACGTTAGGCTATTGGTTGTGGCAAGAGTACTGATAGCCAATCGACCTAACGATAGACCACTAGAATCAGTACCCGTTATACCTGTAGAAAGACTTGCATTTAAGAAGACACTTGCGCGAGCAGTTGCCTTACTTGTCCATGTAGCATCTGTTGCAATCACATATAATTGACTAGGATCGTCAACTATAAATGCTTTAACTGGATGATTACTATCGGCACCTGATCCGGGCCAGTAGTTGCTCCATGTTGGTTTTCCAGTGACGCTAGAAACATACTCACACCCTTGAAATACGCCTAAATGACTGACAGTTCCACCAGCGGCGTTAGCCGTATGGTCGATGTAACCAGAAGCAAGAGGTATAACCACCTGCCCATGATAAATTTTGTCAGTATTGCCGCTAGCGATTTCATATGGAGTATATCCCGTAAGGCCAGTAGAGTTGGAACCGCCACCTAATTTACTAATAGGTCGTAGCCCAAAACTTCCGTTGAGATTTGCCATTTTTTAATTCCTTATAAAAGCAAAACAATTAATATAAAAGCCCTATACTTAATCTTGTTTAGGACCACCAAACGTAACACGCGACTGGCGTTCAGGTTTCTGAATAGCCATCGAATGATGTTGGGTTTCCTTTAAAAGATCATTGTCTACGGCTTGCATAACACCTTCGCTCATGTTCTTAAAATAAGCCGATCTTTCTTCAACAATCTCTACTGGAATACGAGCCAACAACAAGCCGCCTACACCAAAAACGCCTTCGTAACGTCCTGTATCCAAAGTAGGAGCCTCAAAATCAGGGTACTCGTCTTTTCGGACCAATTCCCACCCTTCTCTTAAACGGGCGGATATATTTTTTCGGTCGTCAAAACCCCTAACTTCAGCTCTTATCCACCTGTGGACAAAACCTGCGGGTGCGGGAGGTGCGTCTAATAAAGACGGGGGTGCCCAAGGTTTACGGCGTTCTTTTTTCGCCTGTGTCTTGGAAGCGCGGGGAGTGCGATCTACTTCATTACTTTCCATGTCTTCGTTCTCCATCAGCGTTTGTATTTCGCGTACTCGTCAAGTGGAACGCCTAATTTACCTGCTATTGCAACTTCACTAGGTGATAACTTAACTGTTTTGCGTCCAGGGTTACTGGAACGTGTGGCAGAGGCTACAGCCTGTTGTGGCCGACGACCATCTGATAAATTAACTTCTTGAGACCCCGCATTAAATTTATGGGGAAAAGCTACTTTAATTCTTTTATCTATTTCAGTGTAGTACTCTTGACTACTTGTGTCAAAGCCTTCCTGTTCTACAAGGGTTTTGTGTATACCAAAAGCGGCAAAGGTCATAGCATCATCTTCGCCAAACCAAGAATTTTTACCCGCCCACGCTTCCGCTTCAGGGTCGGGCCTTGACGGAACTTGAGGTGTTTGAGGGACAGCTTGTTGTATAACTGTTTCGTTTTCTTGAATACGTTTTTGTTCGGCTTTAGCCGCCCTCACACGTTCTTGTTCAATAGCTAGTTGGGAAAGTTTTTTATGAGCCTCCACTTGAGCAGAAGTGTCACTAACCGCGATAGCTGTTTCAAGTTCTTTTTCTAAAGAGTCTGTTTGAGAGGCAATACGGTCACTGTATTCATTAACGTAACCTACATCCAGATTTTGAACGCGGCCTTTTAAGGCATGGTTCTCAGTCTGCATGTTTCTAGCAAAACTTAATGCTGCGTCTTGCTGCCTTTCGGCTTCTTTAGCCTTTTTAGTAAGCCTATCTATACGCTTTTGCACCTTTTTACTGTAGTCTTGATGCTCTTCGTCCGAATCTAAAGTTTCGGCCCCCGCTCGTATCTCTTCAGGAACGTCTGCTTCACTAACTTCAATATCTACGGATTGTCCTTCTGTAGGAATATCCACCATTTCGTCTTCTGTTTCAGGCATGGTCTTATCTCCATGTTAGTTATAATGCAAGATGTCTTCCGGATCTTGTACAACGGCTATTATCTCATCGTCATTTAATATACGAACCTCGCCGCCGTCGATTTTAAAACGAGCACCCGCATATCTTCCAAAAATTACCCAGTCCTTTTCTTTGCACCAAGGACCCGTACTAAACTTAGTATCATCTTTATAAGCTAAAGGGCCAGCTTTTAATACATAACCACAAACAGTAGCTACGGACTCTCTTTCTAATACTTGATCAGGAAGAATTATACCGGCTGGTGTCTTCCCCTTACCTCGATAAGGTAATATTAACAACCTCCACCCCGTAGGAGAAGGTAAACGCTCCAAAGAATCCGCGTTAAGTTTTTCTGGATCCAAAGTCTTTTCTTCAGGCTTAACATAAGCTTTATCAATAGAAATAATATTCTTGGTATTTTTTGACATTAGTCCGCCTTTTCTAGGATTTCTCTTAACTCTTGTCTTATATAGTCTAAAGATTCGATGGAGCCAACCAGTTTTTTATACTCTTCCATATCTTTTACAGAGCCGCCAGCCAACATCTCTACAATCCTAGACCTTCTTTCGTCTATAGTTTTTATTAAATGTTCGGCTAAATGTATACCATCCATGCTATTTTAACTGTCTTTTTTCAATTTGCCACGCTCTAGCTTTGGACATAGCCCTATTCCCAAACCAAAAAGCTAGTATGGCCGAAAAAACGGCGGCGGTGTCAGAATCCCAAGCTGTTTCAATGGCTAAAGTCCAATCAAGGTTTTGATTCGTTATCATAGCATAAATCATAGTTCCTTTTACAGAAGCAAACATTAGGAAGAACAGGTAAGTGATGACAGGGCGCACAGAACCGCGAAGACCGTTGACAAATCCGCCAGCGTCAATACTTCTATCATGTTCATACAATCCTTTAGTTTCTGCTATTTCAGCTTGAGAGTCTAATTCTTGGATTTTTAACTTAGACATTTGGTCAGCATACTTAGCCTTAGCTTCCAACATCTCTAAATCATGTTGATCAGCTTGTTTTTGTTTAAAAAACCCAATTATCTCAGGGACTATAGAAGTACCAAGCCCTAATAACGTACCGAGTAAAGAAATCATTTACTTTTTCTCACATTCATGTATGCGGTCATACCCATATATGCACCAACTACACCGGCTTGTCCAATATAAAATAAACCAAATAGGTCTGCGAGAGCTCTAATTCGTCCATCAGGAAAAATAGGTAGGAAAAGAGCCACTGTGAAGACAATCATTGAAATCATAGCTACCCAAGCCATTTGCCGCTGTGCATCAGCTTTTTCATGTTGCGACAAGGCTTCTACAGCATTTAACTCCGAATCATCCACTACACCGTCTGCGTTAAGATCAAGCTCATTATATATGCTTCCCGGGGCTAGTTTCTTTTGGATCATTGTTATCTTCTTCTTCTTTAAATAACTCTTCCGGAGAGACTTCAATACACACACCCTCCACCTTAATTAGAGGATACCTTAGAGCCACTTCTTTAACTAAAACAGAGCTTCTTGAAAAACATTCTTCTGCAGTAGCGTAAGGTCCTCGCAAATCGTCTACTCTCATAGGGCAAGGACCTGCTAAAACGCAAAAAACCACAAAAGAGTAGAACATATCCTTATTCCATATAAAATTAAGAAGTACCCTTTTCTTTTAAAATAATAGCCGATACACCTGCTGCAATAGCTAAAAAAGCCAAAACCGAAGCCCACGAATTAAACAAAAGACCTAAAGAAATAGCACCTACACCCACAGCAGCCCAACTAGAAGGCTCTTTAAAACGTTTATTTACCCATTCTTTGATTGTATTGATCATTTTTACGTACCTTTCTTTTTCTTTTTATCAGGAAAACCTTTTTTCATATTAGCGTAAGCTTTTTTTGAAATAGTGCTGTTTTTCTTGCTTCTAGAATTTCCAACTTTTTTCCGTTTGTTCATATTTTCATAAAGAGACATGATTAAACCTTTTTGTTTCTTTTGGATATAGCTTTTGCTTTAGACCTAGCGTCTGCCTTAGAAGAAGCTCCCCAAGCCCTTAAACTTAGCAGTAACCGAGTAGGTTTTCCCTTAGAATCTTTCTCAGGACCGCTATTTCCGGCCATCCGAGCTAAAAAAGAGGCTCTTCTAGGGTTGTCACCTGATTTAACGGGCGCTTTAAGAGTTCCTTTTTTGTAAGAAGCTCGACCTTTAGCGTTTAAACCGCCTTTAGGGTTTTTACCCTCTTTTCGCGTCCATGCAGGGCTTTTAGACAACTAACAGACCTTAAAAGAGCCGCCTCGAATGGCTTCTCCCATCCCCTTAGCTGTTCCGCTTTCCATCCCGCCAGCGTAACCACCTTCTCCGGATACTGAAGATATTTCTTCAGAACCGTTGTACGGAACAAAACCTTGGCCGTCTATAACCATACCCTTACGGATAGTTTCTTTAGCTTTATTCTTCCTTTTAGCCATAATAATATCCTATCTTTGTTGTGATTGTCTCATTGCCTCACGTTCTTTAGCTGCTGCCATACGCGCTTCAGCTATTTCTTCAGTAGATTGTATTCGATCTTGCCCTAATTGTGCGTTAAGAGACGTTTTTTCTTTTTCAAGCGCAAGTTTTTGAGAATCTATCATAACATCGTTTTGATCTCTTTTCTCACGAAGTTCTAAATCTTTAGATTTAAGACCTATTAGAGGATCTTGCTCCCCTCCGCCCCCGCTAATTTGCACACTCACAGCTTTTACTTCTTGCATTCCTTGAGATATAAGTTCTGCAACCATAGATTCAATCTGAATAAGTTCTTCCTGAGTGGGTTCTGCGTTCGGAGACTGTTGTTGCAACTGGGCTGCTACCTGTTCTTTGGCTTTTATAGAAACATGCTCCATAACATGCTTTTGTAAAGTCATAACAGACGAAGGCATTTGTTGAACCATACCAGAAGAACCGAAAACTAAATGAGCCATAATGTGAGCATCATGATTCTGTCCTTCAAAAGCTACTAAAGGAAGGTTTTCTAAGGATTCGGAGTTTTCTATAGCTGGATCTTTAGGAGTAGGCTCACCTTCTTGAACAGGTTTTAAAATTGC